ATAACGTTGGCCATATGCTACGTTGGCGATTAGAACCGAATAAAAATCAAATTACAAATAACTTATGATAGAGCAACAAACTATAATACAGCACGAAACCGCTAATGGAGTATATGGCGTGTTAGGTGCTGTGCATTTACGTCCGAAACTTTTGGATTTGTATTGTGGAGCTGGTGGAGCTGGTTGGGGTTACTATCTTTCAGGATTTGATGTTACCGGCGTTGATGTATATAAACAGCCTAAACACAGAAAGGAAATGAAGTTTATCCAAGCAAATGCTTTAGAAATATTGGATGATATTGAATATTGTAGAACGTTCGATGTTATTCACGCTTCGCCGGTTTGTAAAAAATATAGCGTTACGGCTTCATTACATAATAACGAGTACCCCGATGATATTCCAATAGTGCGAGAAAAACTTAAAAAGATTGGTAAACCATACGTGATTGAAAACGTGCCAGGCGCACCACTTATAAACTATGTTATTCTTTGCGGAACAATGTTTGGTTTAAAAGTAATAAGGCACAGGCTTTTTGAATGCGAACCGGCTATTTATTTCCCTCCAATGGCTTGCTCATGCGATGGGAAAACTAATTCACACAGGGCTTATAGTTCTTTTGAAAAAGGCGCAAGATACATAACTGTGGCCGGTAATAATTATAAGGCCGACGATGGAAGGGAAGCGATGGGAATTGATTGGATGACACGAGAATATTTAAGCCAGGCAATTCCACCAGCTTATACAAAATGGATAGGTGAGCAAATGATGACGAAGCTCTCTTTGCATTGTCGGTAACGTTTACAGCTATGACCAGTAAAGGATTACGGAGCGATACACTATCAACCGACACTAAACTGTATGTGAGCTAAACCGCTACAATTAAGCACGAAAACCTTTATTGGTTATAGCTTGTGTTATGCCTCGTTTATTTATAATCTTTCTAAATTAATAAATAATAGATAAAAAATAGATTAAATATTTGCAAAATACAAAAAAGCGTATTATCTTTACATCATAATTAATAACAAAAGTTCTTTTAAATATTGAATGATTGCGATTCGCAGCATATAATTCTACTCCGCTCGTTGCAGTAATGTATATTCTAACGGAATAAAAACTAAAGGATTAAATTCCCTAAAGGAGATTGAAAAGCTATCTCACGTTAGAGGCACGTTACGATAAATATTGAGTTACGTAATGGCGGACTGTATAGTATTGCGACTATATTTTATTGATTAAGTTGAACCCAGTAAAATGAGGTTTACAAACAAAACCTGTTTGATACGGAGTTTCCACGAGTAGAGCGAAACAGAATAAAATGAATTAACTTGTTCCGATTGATGGAAGAAATAAAACCCTAAATTATTGGTCGAAATTGCAATCATTCATATTTAATGGATAAACTAAATAGAATGAATAAAAAGAAATCAAATGCTGGAAGAAAGCCTGTACAAGATAAAAAAGTACAGGTTTCTTTATATGTAGAAATTTCCAAAATTGAAAAATTTGGTGGAATTGAAGAGTTTAAAAACAAATGCTACAAATTAGCAGAAAAGCCTTTTTAAAATGAGGCATAACAGGTCGATAACAACAACTAATAGAGTAATTAACTAATAATTAACAACTTAATCTATATGCAAATTATTACTCCTGAAACTCAAATAAAATTTATGTGTTTCGATATATTCATAACTACTGATAAATAAATAGTTAATCTATCATTTAAACCTAAAAAGGAAATATTAGTAGGTGGGTCTTATGGTTATATTGTAGCTGGTAAATTCAGGACTAAAAAATGGATTAACGAAAATAGTATCAATGTATTAGGTTTTATTTATAACGATTAAAAATATGAAAATTAATTTAAACAAATTTACAGACGACGAGCTAATAGAGCTCAGTGAAAAAATCGATGCAATCCTGATTCCTATGCTTCAGGATGATTTCCTTAAGAAAACCAATTATAAGTCTAATATCGACAGTAACAGCCGCCGGGTAATGGTCAGAAAGCAATGTATCAGCGGAAAGTTGAAAAGTAAGAAAATAGGATCTAAAAGATTTCCATATCTAAAGACATTTTTCAATAATATATAAGACCTGTAAAGCCTATAAATCCTACAAAACTGAAAATAAACTACTTTTTTATTGTTCCGAATGAAACTATTTTGTATCTTTAACCGTATAAGATAATATAAACAAACACTTACGACGATGAAAAAGCAAATCAGTTTAACAGGAAACAATCCTTCAGGTTACGGACACAGAGAATTAACAATTGAAGTAGATTTTGAAAGATATTCAGCAGTTACTTCAAACATGCCTATGACAGATGCAATCAACTCAGATGATGATGAAGAAAGTAAAGAAGCACAAATCAGGGCAATGGAATTTGTTTGCGATAAAAACGACATTGATTATTCAGATGCTGAATTTCTGACAAGATAATAATTTACAATATCATTGCCCCGGACTCGTAAATGAGCCGGGGATTTGGCAGTAAAAACCAACACCTAATGAAATGAATCCTAAAATCAATAAAGCCTTTAAACAGGCAGAGAATTACGTAAAAGAAGTTTCAAATGAACTTCATAGACTGCAAATGCAATTAATTCTTAGTCAGAACTCTATAGAAGCTACTTTGAAAAACACAGGTAATCTTGAATTATTATGAAATTCGAAGAAATAGTCAAAATAAATGAGAGGATCTTAAAATCCTGTGATGCTATGATTTCTGTAAATGATGAATTGATAAAAAAATTAAATAAATCTTTAAAAAATGAATGATTTTAATTTAAAAATAATAGGATGGATACTACTCATTATTGTAGTCGTATTACAGACTTTGATTATTCGATGGTTTGCTAAACAAGCAGGGAATGCTGCAAAGGAAAAAGAAATTTCTGATTTTATTAATAAAATAAAATAATCATGAAAACAATCGATGAAATAAAATCTCTGATACAGGATGACAAGTTATCTGAAATGATAGAAACCCGTAACGTGTTAACCACAAACCTAATTACTATAGATTTCCTGTTTAAGGAACGAATCGAAAAAGAGTGTGAAGAAGTTCCGGAAACCACAATCGAAGTACATATCGAAGATTACCTTGGATACGATATTGATGCACTGGTTCACATAACAGACATTTTTGTTAAAGGCGATAACCTAACGCCTGACAATACTATCCGCGAAGTGCGAGTATTAGACTATAGAGTAATTGATGAAAAACGAAATTATTTAACCATAACACTGTAAAACATTTTGTTAACTCAATAATAATCACTAATTTAAACATAAAAATCTATGAAAGGAATGACATCAGTATCTTCTTGGTTGAAGAAAAAATTTTCAGCTAAGCCTAAAATCCAAATCAAAAAAATGGATGTGCCAAAACGAAATGAGGATTTGAATGATATTCCATCAAATTCTCACATGCAAAATTATCTGCAAGGTTCTCACGAGTTCTACCCTAAACACACAAAGCGCAAAGGATATATGAACAGCAAATCAACATTCAATAAAAACAAGTAACATGAAAGCAATAATAAAATCAGTCGAATGGATCAAAGAATATGATACCAAATTTGGCAAGTTTCATCAGCATAAAATAACCTACGATGATAAAACAGCTTATTATTCATCAAAGGTTAAAGAGCAGAAAAACTTTATCCCTGGTAAAGAATCTGAATTTGTCGAAGAATTAAAAAAAACAGACAAATGCGAATGGCTTACAGTAAAACTACTTAACCCGAATGGACAAAATAATTATTCAAAACAGGTTAAAAAAGAACAAAGCAGGTATTCAGGGTTCGCAGTTTCCTATGTCAAGGATTTGATTATTGCCGATAAAATAAAAATTGATCAGTGGGAGGCTGCCAGCAAAAAGATATTTCAGTTCATGGTTGATCTCGATAAAACTCTGGAAGTATGATAAAAATAATATGTGAACAGCATTCCGAGGCGTGGCATCAGGCAAGACTAGGCCGTTTCACTGGCTCACGTTTTGCGGATGTTATGTCAGGTGAATCTACCCTGGGATATAAAGACTTAATCATAACCATTGCCGGTGAAATATTATTAGGACAATCAGAAGATTCGTATTGTAGCCCTGACATGGAACGAGGCACAGAATTAGAGCCGTACGCACGAAAGGAATATGAATCTTTATTTGGAGAGGTTGAGCAAGTTGGTTTTATTATTCCTGATGAAAATACCGGACTTCATGATTTTGTGGGAGTTTCCCCAGACGGGTTAATTGATAACGGCATGATAGAAATAAAATGTCCTAAATTAAAAACTCATTTGAATTATATTAAATCCGGCGTTTTGCCCTCAACTTACAAATGGCAGGTTCAAGGCCAAATGATGATAGCTGAAAAAGACTGGTGTGATTTTATGAGTTACTATCCGGGGCTTAAACCTTTTATAATTCGGATATATCCTGACATTGATATGCGAAATCAGTTATTTGAAAGACTATTGAAGTCTTTTGAATTAGTTAAAGAATATATCGAAAATTACAAATCTTACGATCCATTAAAATAAACCAAAAGAATGAAAAAGATAACGGCCATATGCGATTTAAAAGAAGGTGGTAAGTTGACTATCCTTAAAGAAAAGGAATTTAAGGACGCGCTTAAAACCTCTGTCGCAGGCCGTTATTTTTTGACTTTAGAAAAATCATACCGTAAAAGGTCAACAAAACAAAATTCAGCAATGTGGTCAATTCCTTATCGTATATTACAGGACTGTTTTATCGAATCACAAGGACAATATGTTTCTTTAAATTTTGTTCATGAATTTTGTAAGAATCCAGATAACCGGATAATTCCTGAAGAATACATCGAACGAATCAAAAATGAGTGGGATAATGACCCGGCAAATAAGCTGGCAAACAAGAACACCGGCGAAGTAATAATACTACCATTCAAACCGACTACAACAAAAATGAGAACAGTTGAAATGATGGAGTATTACGTTAATTTGAAAAACTTTTTAATGGAGTGGTTTGGGGCTGACTGCCCGGATCCGGATCCGAACTATAAAGATGAAATTGAGGACGAAATACAATCGGAATTATGATACATATCATTTACACATATAAAAACAAAGTCTATTCTATTGAAAAAGATTGGACTATTAACCGCGCTGAGAAAGTTTTACGAAGGCTGGGTGCGTCCTATTGGGAAATAGGATGTTGAAAGATTTTTAGTTAAACTATAACTATATACCTATCTATGATTATAAATACTATTAATTTAGTCAATATTGTTTTGTAATTAAATAAATACAATATATCTTTGTAAGAAATTATAGTATATGAAAACAGAAGTAATTATGAAACGGCCTTTATTTGGGCATGATGTAAGTCAAAATAATATAACTGGTTTTATTTGCGCCAATGATATAGTCATGGCTGGCAATAAATACAGAGTTTCGAACTCAATGAAATTATTTGATTTTAGGGCTTGGATAGATTCTCAGTCAAATAAAGAATTTATTAAAGAAATGGAGAATCAGTTTGGTGTTGTTATTGAAACTAAACGTGGCGCAAATGGCGGAACTTGGATGCATCCTTTCCTTTGCATTGATTTAGCGCTAGCAATTGATCCTAAACTTAAAATAGAGGTTTATAAATGGCTTTACGATGAACTTTTGAAGTCAAGAAATAATTCAGGGGATTCCTATATTAAAATGTGTGGGGCTCTTTATGAGAATTGCTCTAATAAAAGTAAATTTCATCGAGGTGTATCTACTACTGCAAAAATGATTCAAAATGCTTGCCGTGTATCTGATTGGCAAAAAGCCAATGAAGAACAATTAAAACTTAGAAACAAAATCCATGAAAATATCGCTCTTTTATGCGGCGTTTTGCGCGACAATAATCAGGCTATTAGGATAGGTATCCTGAAAGCAATAGAGTAAAAGTTCAATCAAATCAGATAGATTAAAATTAAAGTCTTAAAATTTACTATTGTTTTTTAATACCCTAAAAAAATGAAATACCCTAAAGAATCCCCAGCATTACAATTACTTATTATTTTAATAATATTACTTTTAGCCATTGGTGCTCGTACTTGTAAAGGACAGTCATCTGATTCAGCTTTAATAAAGGATTGGAATGAGTTTAAAAGCACTCATTATGATACTAGAGGAAATTATATAAACCCAATTAAAGAAAATTTATTCAAGCCTAATCATTATGATTTCGTTGTGGCTTGGTGTGATTACGATAGAATCTATTTTATAAAAAAAATCACAAAAAAAGGGAAAATAAAAATAGGAAGTATTCGTAATGTTGATCATGAAATGTTTTATAAAGGAGACTTAATGATATTAAGAGATGAATTTAGATATAACCATTAGAAGCCATGAACCAACCAAAATTAAAAAAGTGTAAAGGAACCGGAAAAGCTAAAGGATTTGGTTGTAATGATGAAAAATATCCATTTCGTTTTGGTTTGTGTCAAAAATGTTATGCCTCTTGGTTATATACATCTGAATCTGGAAAAGAACTTTTAAATAAATCCATGGTAAGAGCAAAACGAAAAGTAACCATGGCACAGAAAAAAGAGACCATGGATAAGAAAAAGCAACTTTTAACCCATGGCCAAACAGAAAAAATACTTCAGTCAATAATTAATTCGATTGTTAGGCTAACTGATTTCGATAGGGGTTGTATAAGTTGCTCCCATGGTTGGAGTGAACCATTTACAAGGCAAAGACATGCTGGACATAGGAATAGTGTAGGATCAAATCATTCGCTGAGATTTGATGTTTTTAACATTTTTGGACAGTGTAGTATTTGCAACAATTATTTAAGCGGTAATGAGCGTAATTTCGATATAGGAATAATAAAACACCATGGACCAGAATATATTGATATTTTAAAAGAGCATGAATTAAAATATCAACATCTTAAATTATCAATTATAGAGTTAAATCAGGCAATTTATAAAGCTACCTTAATAAAACGAGAATTAATTAAAGGCAAATATTATGGTCGTGACCAAATAAATGAGATGATTGGAATTTATAAATAAACTATGAATCTACAAATACCCATCGAATCCCTTGAATTAGACCTTCAAGGAATCGAACAAGAATTAAATCAGCTCTTACCTATCGAATGTGCAAATGATGCTAAATTCAAGAATTTAAACGAAGCGCGAAAGCAGACTATTCATGCAATTAAAAAACTGAAATCATGACCCCAGCAATCGAAACTTTAGAACTTGAAGCAAAAAGAATTTGCTGCCGGATGGAACAGCCAGGAATCAAACTTGCAGAACGCAAATATAACGCTCTCTTAACCGCTTTACTCAGTCACGAAAAAGCAATAAACGCGCTTGAATCACTTGAAAAAATAAAGGAACTGTGAAATTAACGTATCCTATTGATTCGCTTCAATTCGCTTTGAAAAATCATGAAAGATTTATGAGGTTATATTCAAAGCAACACGAATCAACCGAAGATGTAATCAAAAAAAACAGTATTATGTTGAAGTACGACGAGCATCTAACAAAATACACACAATACCTAGCAGCAATTGAAATTCTAAAAGAAAACGAAGTGTGATTAATACTTTTTTTTGATTCCTGCAAGAATTATTTTTAATAATAATTTAAAACTATAAATATGTTAAGCGATTACGAATTAAAAAAAATAGTATGCAATGTTATAAATAATTGTCCGGACGAATATAAAACAAATAAGCGTATTTGTAAAATAAATCCTGATTGTATAGATTTAAAAACAAATAGGATGGAAATAGTCGAAGCAAGACAATTATGTCATTATTTTGCTTTAAAAATACAAAAAAGAACTAGTTCTGAAATAGGAGAGAGTTTTGGGAAAAAGGATCATGCTACTGTTTTACATTCAAAAAAAACTATTCTTAACTTAAAAGATTGTGATAAACGGACCTCTTACCTAGTAAATAAAATAGAAGAAGAAATAAACAATCCCAGGGGATGGATAATCAATAAAATAAAAGAATCCTTTAATTTTGATATATTACCCGATAAATCAGCCATAATCGAAATTAATTTAATAAAAAAGAATTCAACAATAACAATAATATCAGGAGGGCGTGAATCTTTTATAAGGGAATGTAATGAATTTGTTAACGATTATTTTAAAAATAATAATCATGAGTAAATATAATGTAGGTTCAATGAAAAAATTCAAAGGAAAATTCGTGCATTTAGTGTTTAAAATCTACGACTTCCAACACGACATGTTCGGAACTATTATGACAATAGGTTCGTTAGCCTTTTCTTTTCAACCTAATGAAATAGAGGCTTTTCCTCTCACTTACGAGCAGATAATTTCTATTGAAGAAATAAAAAAATGACTACGACAATGAATGAAAAACCTGATATTCTTTATTCGATTAAAAGTCTCCAGAATTTAGCTGATAAGCATTCCAAGGAGATTGAAAAAATCAACGATTTAGAACCTGAAATGACTTCTGATATGATGTTTATTGAAGATGAAATTAAGAATCATCATAGGATTATAGATGGAATTAATTACTGCATATCAATTTTAAGCAAAGAATTATAAAATTACGGAGTTTTAAAATAATAATTTGCAGATTAACAAATAATAACTATCTTTGAACATTCAAAAACCGCTAAAAATGAAAAAGAGTTTAACATACAAAAATACGCCCGTGTCCGGGAAAATCCAGTCTTTTAACTTAGCGGTTTTTGGCTGGTTTTTTCGTTCACGGGCTTTTTTTATTCTTAAATTTTGAGTTATGAAAAATTCATTCTATTTTGACCATGATTATAATGCCAGAAACGACCAAAAAATATTAGAACTCAGGGCTGAATTTGGTTGGACTGGCTATGCTATATACTTTTCATTATTAGAGTGTTTATGTGAATCAAAGGGGTTTATAAAAAGGGAGGCTTTAGCCGGGCTTTCACTTGGATTAAACATGGATAAAGCTGAGTTAATTATAATGATTGATTTTTGTCTTAAAATATCATTATTTTATGAAAATAAAGATGGTATATATTCAAATAGAATATTACAACATATTGAATATAGACAAAAGTTAAGCGATGCAGGACGTAGTGGTGGTAGGGGAAACAAAGGGAGGATAAAGCCAGGCTTTAAGGATGCAAAAGCCACCCTCGAAGCAGGAGAGGATAGTAAAGGAGAGAATAGTAAAGGAGAGAATAGTAAAGAAGAGGATAGTAAAGAAGAGGATATAAAAAAAGATATATTTAATTTCAAAAATTCTTTACTTTCATTAGGAATAGAAAAACAGATAGTTTCAGACTGGTTAAAAGTTAGAGCAAAGAAAAAAGCAATAAATAGCGAAACAGCTTTTAAAGCAATTAAGAAAGAAATTGAACTATCTGGATTTATCGCTAATGAATGTATTAAAATATCTGTTGAAAAAAGTTGGGCTGGGTTTAAATCAGAATGGATAATTAACGAAATAAAAGCAAAAACAAATGGAATCGACAAATCAAAATTTAAAGGAGCTTTTAGCTGAAAAATTAGCTGATTTATATTTATTTCATAAGTATAACGTAACAGCAGAAGATTTAATTTATATAGTTAATTGTTTAAATAAAAGATTCCCTATTGATAAAACAAATGAAAAAACAATTAATGAGTTTATTGAATTAATAGAATGCGGATATTTTGGTGTATTTTATTATCAACCAACATGTATCGCTTCATTTTGGAATAAACATTTTATTGATTATGATAATAATGGAAATCGTAAAATGGTTTACTAATGAAGGTAATAGAAATAAACACCGGTAATACTTTCGAAATATTCCTAACAAAACAGGGAGGTGAAGAAACTATTCTTTGCCCTGTATGTTCTGCATCAAGAAAAAGAGAACATCAAAAAACTAAGTGTTTTTCATGGAATCATTCAAAAGAAACTGGTTACTGTCATAATTGCAACGCGAAGTTTGCAATTCCGAAAATATTTAAGGAAAAAGAATACAAGCGTCCGGAATGGTCAAACAACACAAAACTTTCTGATAAAGTAGTGAAATGGTTTGAGGCTCGTAAAATAGAGCAGTCAGAACTCAGGCGAATGAAAATAACAGAGGGAAAAGAATGGATGCCACAATGGCAAAAAGAAGTTAATACTATTCACTTCAATTATTTTAGGGATGAGGAGTTAATAAATATAAAATACCGTGACGGTGCAAAAAACTTTAAACTTTTCAAGGATGGTGAATTGATTTTATACGGCCTAAATGACATTAAAGACAAGAAGCAAGCAATTATTTGCGAGGGCGAAATGGATAAACTCGCATTTGGTTCCGCCGGTATATTTAATGTTGTGAGTGTGCCAAATGGAGCCAGTGGTTCAAATCTTGAATATATTGACAATTGTTATGAATATTTAGACAAGGCAGAAGAAATAATACTAGCTACCGATGAGGACTTGCCAGGTATTAAATTGAAAAATGAACTTTCATCAAGATTAGGTATTGAACGGTGTTATTCAGTTTCTTTTAAGGATTGCAAGGATGCAAACGAATATTTAGTAAAATATGGGGTTCAGGAATTAAAAAAGGCTATTGAAGATAAAAAAGCTTTACCTGTTGAGGGCGTATTTTCGTCTGCTGATTTTATCGACAATTTACGGTTGCTTTATAAACAAGGATTACAGCCAGGATTAAAAATAGGAATTGATATACTCGATGAACTTTTAACGTTTGAATTTGGCAGGTTGTATATTTGGGGTGGAATCCCTGGGCATGGGAAATCTGAGTTTATTGATTTCATTTGCGAGAGGCTTAATATTATTCACGGTATTAAAGTAGCTTATTTCAGCCCAGAAAATCATCCTTTACAACTTCACGCTTCAAAGTTAATCGAAAAGATTACCGGTAAAAGATTTGCGCAATACGATCTATCTGAAGAAGATTTTGAGGACTCAGAACATTATTTAAGACAAAACTTTTTCTTCATTAACCCGGAGGAAAATTTTGAGGTTGATTCTATTCTTTCACGCGCGAGTATGCTTGTAAAAACAAAAGGAGTTAAGATATTAGTCATTGATCCTTATAATAAATTAGAGCATCAACGTAAATCAAACCAAAGCGAAACAGAGTATATCAGTGTCTTTTTAGATAAACTTACAAATTTTGCTAAGAGAAATAACATAATGATCTTCCTGGCAGCGCACCCGACCAAAATGCAAAAGGACGTAACAGGAAAACATGAGGTGCCAACTCTTTATAATATCAACGGGTCCGCGAATTTTTATAATAAAACTGATTTTGGGGTTACTATTTATCGAGATTTTGGTAGTTCGGATTCAACTATCTATGTGCAGAAAGTAAAATTCAAACATCTTGGAAAAGTTGGATTCTGTACCTTTATGTGGGATAAAGTGTGTGGCAGGTATATTCCGATAAAGAATGGAAAAGCTGAACCTGATAGCTCAAATCATTTGAAAACAATGATTTATAAAGATGTTGAAACAACTGAAAAAGTAAGCGATTTGCTTCCGAGTTTGGAATGGTATGAAAAAGAACCTAAAATTGATGAAGATGTTTTTTAAAAAAAATGAAAGTAAATTACACGAACACGCAAAAGATGTTTTAAAAGAATGGATTGAGAATAATCCGGAGCTTTTAGGATTATATGAATTCATTAAGGTCCATTCAGAATATCCTATGTGCGCTCATGGTAAAATTTGGTTTACTCCCGACTTGGTTGTTTTCGATGAAACCGGTATAAGATATTTTATTGAAGTATTCCATAAACACAGGGTTCCGCCGGGTAAAATGATAAGGATTATTAAATATCTTAAGCTACACGAATGGAAAGGAATCGAACTTATAGAAATATCTGCTAGTTGGATAATGAGTCAATGCAGTGAGCCTAAACAATTAGTAATCGAACGAACAATAAAATTTTAAACCGTGGAAGAAATAATAAAAATAAAAGCAAAACTTGAGCTTTTGGAAAAAAGGCTTAATGAAATCGTTTTTAACCCAAATAAAAAACATTACATAAAAAACCCTTTGGTTGACGCTGCTAGGGATATTAACATGTCTATTTCTCGATTAAAATTTTACTTAGATTGCAATAATATAGTAAAATAGTTGCGAATGAAACAAAAATGATTAACTTTGTTTAAAAATATAAAGATGCTTATACACGATCATTTCCAAAATTATAAGGTGTATCAAATACCCAAAGCTCAATTGATAATTGCTGATGTGCCGTATAATTTAGGCAATAACGCTTATGCCTCAAATCCTGCTTGGTATAAAGATGGTGATAATAAAAACGGTGAATCAGAACTTGCAGGTAAAGAGTTTTTTGATACTGATAAGGATTTCAGACCTGCTGAATTTATGCACTTCTGCAGTTCAATGCTAAAATCTGAAAATAAAAAAGTAAAAATAGAAGGCGAAGCAAGGCGAAAGGGTGATGCTCCTTGCATGGTTTTGTTTTGCGCTTTCGATCAGCAAATGTATTTTATAGAACTTGCAAAAAGATATGGATTGAATAATTATATAAATTTAGTCTTTCGTAAAAATTTTTCAGCCCAGGTTTTAAAAGCTAACATGAAAATAGTCGGAAACTGCGAATATGGACTAGTGTTATACAGGGATAAGCTTCCCAAATTCAATAATAATGGTAAAATGATTTTTAATTGTTTAGATTGGCCTAGAGACAATGATAATGAAAAACTGCATCCAACTCAAAAGCCAGTTAAATTATTGGAAACTTTGATTTCAATTTTTACCGATGCCGGAGATGTTGTTATTGATCCCGTTGCTGGCAGTGGTTCATCATTAATAGCCGCTGAAAATTTAGGAAGAAAATCGTATGGTTTTGAAATCAAACTAAACTTTTTTAAGGCTGCTACAAAATGGATCGAAGATAATAACCTTCTTAAAAAAGAAATTAAGGAGCTTGGATATGCAAAAACAGAACTCGCAAAAATTAACCCGGTTCTTTTTTAGTAGTATTAACCAAAACTAATATTATGAAACTAATTTTCACTTTATTGTTGAGCATTTCATTTGTTACAATCCATACAAGTGAATGCAATATCTCAGCAAAACTCCTTGCAAAAACAGAAAAAGAAATAAGAAAAATTCACAGATACAAACAACTAAGCGAGGCAATCAACTTGACCGAATCGGCTAATAACCCTAAAGCAATCGGCAAAAATGGAGACATTGGACTAAAACAAATAACATCAATCAGGCTTAAGGATTTCAATCAAAAAACTGGAAAGAATTATACAACAGAAGACATATTTAACCCGGTTATTCAAGATGAGATATTTGATTATTACGCTTTTAAAATAGGTATTGAAAACCATCAGAAGATTGCTCGGAATTGGAATGGTGGGCAAAATGGCATGCGCATGAAGTCAACGGAAAAATATTGGAAGAAAGTTTGTAAAAATTATCAAAAAACAATTGGATTATAAATATAATATACATATATACGAGGTATGGAAAAACAAGAATTAACAAAAGTTACAATGAACCTTAGTCAAAGGACTATCGCTAATGTTGATGAAATAAGTAAATTGATAGGTATAATCAATAGAACTAGGGTTGTGGTAGCATCTTTAGAACTTGCAAAAATTATTTTAACACAAGTTGAGCAAGGAAAAAAAGTAATACTTCGTGATACTGATGGTTTTGAACAAGAAATAAAATTTATAATCTAAAAATATGAAAGCATACAAAGTTTTTAACCCGGATTTTACATGTAGTGAATTTCAATATGAAGTCGGAAAAACATATGAATTAAAAAATTCAAGAGGTGAATTAATTGATCCTGAAATGTGTGAAAAAGGATTTCACGCATGTAAAAATATATCTGATTGTTTTAATTATTACGATTTTGACCCAAAAAACAGAATTGCAGAGGTTGAGTTAAGCGGTATTATTATAGGTGAAGGCGACAACAAACAATGCTCTAATATTATTAAAATCGTTAAGGAATTAAATTGGGGAGAAATGTTGGATTTAGCTAATACAGGCAAAGGTAATACAGGGTACGGAAACTCAGGGGACGGAAACTCAGGGTACAGAAACTCAGGGAACGGAAACTCAGGGTACGGAAACTCATGTAATTTTGAATCGGGTGATTTTAATTCCGTTTCATCACCTTTTATACGTGTCTTCAATAAAAAATGCAAGCGCTGCGTTTGGGAAAACGCAGCTAAACCAGATTTCATTTATAATCTTATTTTAAATAAATGGATTTATTTTAAAGACATGACAGATGAAGAAAAAATTTTTTTTCCAAAAGCGTTTGTTTGTGATGGTTATTTGAAAACTTATTCCTATAAAGAGGCATGGATGAATGCTTATAATAATGCGTCTAAAGAAGATATTGAATTACTCAAGGCATTGCCAAATTTTTCTAGTGATGTTTTTTTTGAAATTACAGGAATTGATGTAAAATAAATTTTATATGAAAAAGAAAACTTTATTTAGACTAGTGCTAATAGTTATGTGGTTAACTAATAAATAAATCTATGAGACTAAAATCAGCAACTAAATTCTAGTAATATGAAACAAGAATGTAAAAATTGCTCAAATTGGAGTAAGGTATCAGGAACAAAAAAAAATAAATCAGAACAAGGTTTATGTAAATTTATGGGAACCCGTGTCCATACTATCTGGGAAACAGAAGAACCAATTAGGGATAAGAACAATAAATCGTTGGTTATTAAACACAGGTCTCAGATATGTGGCGATATTAATGGGCTAAATATCTCATCTACTTCTAAAAATTTCATTCATAGACGTACTTGTATCTGGACAGATGCTGGTTTTTCATGTGCTGGATATATTCCGTTTTAATCGGCTATAACGGACACAAATAAAACAAGTAGCGTATGAGAGACGAAATAGATAAAATACTCGGTAAGCTTATCAGGAAAGAGATAAGTGAATGTAACGCAATAGATGAACTATTTGATTTATTTGATGTTAGCAACAGGGCTTTGCAAAAGAAGTATACTGAGCAAATATCAGATATTAATCAATGGGCAACACTTCTATTACACAACAGAGCAAAACTAAGAGAACGGGTTATGTGGGCAATGATAGCCGACATAGCTAATAGGACTACGGATTAGCCTTATTGCTAACAATGAAATAACAACAAGTACTATAGAGTAATTAACCAATAATCAATAAATTTATCTATATGAAAAAGGAATACTCTTACCCGAAAATTTCATCAGAAAGCCTGAAAAAAAGACAGGCTGAGATTGAAAAAGTATTTAACACACCAAATCACGGGTTGAGTGATTACGAATACATCGTACTAAAAAAAGAGTTAAACAACATCGACTTAAAGATCGCTTTTCAAGGCCAAATAAAAGCAGATTACGAACATATAAGTATAAGCCAGCCATTGACCGGAGGAATGCCCTCGTTAAATGAGTGATTAAAAGTTTCGTATGTTATAAAAAATCACTATAATTGTGTTAATAATTGCATCTGTTTTACAGTATCAAGGATAAACCGAATACCCTGAATAAGGGTAATGCCTCTTTAGTTCAGTTGGCGGAACGTCTGTTTTGTAATCAGAATGTCGGGTGTTCGAATCACTCAAGAGGCTCATAAATGGCGGGTAATATGTCCCTAAGCCTGAAATTCAGGTTAAGCCGAATAAAAAGAGAGATGTAAGTTTAGCCCCAGTGATTGTGCTGGTGTTTTAAACAAAAAGTATGCTTAAAGTAAGTGAAAGACTGGACATTAACAACAGCTTCGGAATTCCTCCGCACGAGTGGGATATTTGAATTCGTAGATATTGATTTATCTGATGAGTGTTGTAACTGTGTCCTTTTTAAAGTGATGATTATGCCAATAGAAATGAAAAACTAAAAATATGAAATTTAGAGATAGAATTGAGCTTATAATAATCGGTGTTATTTGGTGTTTATGTGCTGTAATTTTCGGTTTATATATTGGATTTGCATTATAAAAAAATGAAGTTAGAAAAACAAATAATACCAATTCAAATGGATAGTCGGGGAAAAAATATAAAAGAGCCCGTTTATTTTAATTCAAGAGGTGAAATAACCCTTAAAACTTGGAACATAATAAAAGAATTATGAGTAGATATGTTTTAGTTTACCAATTAAGCAATATAATGCATGTAGACACTACTTTCATTGAGTATTTTAACGAAGAAGAAGAAAAAGAAATGCATGAAAGAGTGAACGAGTTGGCTAAAATTAATGAAAACTCACTTAATGTTCTTTTATCCGGATTACTTCAAGTTGAATTTGAATATAAAGCCCTTATTATAGTTACTGAATATCGGCCTAAAATAAAATCATAATGAAAGGTAGAAAGTATATTTCAAATGTAGAAAAAATATGCCGGGCTGATATAAGGGCTGGCAATGAATTAAAATTAAAACAAAGGCTTCAGCAATGTATATTAAACGAAGATTATGAAGCCGCTGAGGGAATAAATAATGCCTTAGTATATGAAAGCAAAGCATATTAAACCCGAAACAATAGAACAACTCCTAGATGAGTGGGCAAAAGAAATAAGGCCACTTCATCCAGCAATTGATATTGTATATTTTCACGCTTATTCTTTAAACTAATGAATAACACCGAAGCCGATAAGCTGATAGAAGAACACAGAAAAGCAGCCCGAAAGGATGTTAATTTTTACTTTATATCTGAAAGGGCAAAATATAAATTCTCAAATAACACAACAATATAGTTCAACTCATTTGATTCGGTAGGTAAGGCTCGGTCCCCGTTTTAAATTATAATTATGGAAGAAAAAATCTATTCAATAATATCAGAATTTTGTCAAACAAGAAGACGAAACAATAAAGCTCCATTCTCAATGCGTAATATTTGCTTATTAGATGCCTTAAAAAACAATAAAATAATAGAAGTGGATGGAATGACTGCATTAAAAGAATTATTGAAAATTGGACGTGTTAAAGAGTATTTAGGGGCAAACTATATTTTCTACTATATTGATAAATTTTGATTAAAGCATATTTTCTTTTGACGAATGATTTGTATATTGATTTTCGTATAAATATTTTTAGATAAAAAAATTATGAGCGCAATATTAAGTTTTATATCTTTTTTTTTATTTATCATATTTTTTATATTAACATTATTTCTTATTGCTTTATGGGTAGTTT